TACCACATTTGATGCCATCCATGTCAAAACAGGGTTACCGTCGTGGATAAACTTCTCTTCAAGCACCAAAGCCTCGAGGTTTTTCATTGGCTCAGAGAAGTTTTTTACTGTCGCCCCGAACTCTATCATTGGCAATCCCTCTTCCATCATGCGGATAGCGAACTGTGTAGCCTGAAAAGGATCGTAAGGGACTTCTTTGATGTCAAATATCTTGGCAAAATTTTTCAAATCCTCTTCAATATAGCCGTAATCAATAGCAGATCCTGGTGTTTCTGTGATATATCCATCATCCCGCCATTTATGGTAATGGTCATTCTGTGGCAGGTTGATTGTAGAGGATGGCAAGTAGTATTTGCCAAAAATGTAAAACTTGCCTTCCCGGTGAAATAGCAACATTAATGCCGCCATGTCAACCTTTGACGCAAGGTCAATTCCTACCCAGCAAGGATACCCTAAAAAATCGTCTAACTTCACGTCTTTCTTGCATTTATTCCACGCTATCATGTTCATCCACGCGGTATTCGCGTTCATCCACTGATTCAAATGTTTGCAGCGGATGATATTTTGACGTGATGCGACCTGAGTTGCCTCGAGCAAACGAGCCTTCAGGTAATCCTCAAAAACGGAAACACCATAGTTAGGATTGGCTTTTTTCCAATTTTGTAAATCTGTCCAGTCGTCTCCCTCATCAAGCGTGTATATTGCCCCGAAAAGCTCGTTGTTTGTCTTCACCCCTGCAAGTACATCCGCAACCTGTTTTTGTTTGGAATAGCACGGGCCAGACAGATTAACGCCTGCAGTTGTGATAATAACCAACATAGGCTGAGTACGTGCCCCCATGCCGGTAATCATGGCGTCATACTGTTCGCTGGTTTTGTGTTCGTGGAATTCATCGATAATCGCGCAATGAGGGGATGCACCATCACCGGGAGTTCCAATCATGGGTTCAAAACGGCTGGCAGATTCCTCCTGCACGATAGTTTTTGCATTCACAGTAATATGCATAGCATCTTTGTATCCAGGAGACCTTTCTGTCATTAGCTTTGCAGGTCGAAACACCTCCCATGCCTGCTTTTCGCTGGACGCGCCAGAATAGACCTCTGCGCCTGCTTCACCGTCACGGGAAAGCATGTAATTTCCAATGATTGCACCTATTAAACTCTTTCCGTTCTTCCGAGGTACACATATATACATTTCCCGAAAACGCCTATACCCATCTTTTTTACGCACCCAGCCGAACGGCACACCAAAACAAAACACTTGCCATGGCTCAAGGTGAATAGGTTGCCCAGCCCACTTGCCCTTCACATGTACCATGTGCTCGGCAAAGTCGCATATGTGGTTGCAATAGCCGGGAGCCCACTCAAAAAGCAGATCAGGATTATTGAGGTCATCAAGATGCCGCTGGCAGGTCTGCCGGACATAGATGCACGCCGGGATCTTGCCAGATACGACATCCTCGGCGTAGTTTTTTGCTATTTCTGAATAATCCTTGGTTGACATTGTGGGACCGATTTTATATGCTCTGGTTAAACAAAAAGGAAGTTGTGAAAATAGAAATTGATTTTGAAAAAATGACAAATGAAGAGCTTGAAAGATTTGCTTACGACTCATACTATCTTTCAAATAAAATTAGAACAATGTTTGAAAGAATATCTAGAGCTATAATAAACAAAGAAAAACAAAAAGCATATTCAGCTTCAGCAGAATTATCAAAAAGATTTTTCAATTTTGACGTTAACGATACAATAAAAGACACCTTTGGGAATGAATATATTATTTTAAAATTCTTACCAGGAAAAACAGTTTTTGCAGCAAAAACAAAAAATATAAAAAATTGTAAATTTAATTCAAGAATAGCAAGAAAGAAAAAAGACGGCGGTTTTTATTCTCAAGATTGCTTTAGTCTGCCTGTTGACGTTTATCCACTTGAAAGGATTAACCCCTCTTAACCTTCTTCGAGGACCAGACATTCCCTTTGTCGTCTTTTTTCTTTCCGGAAACTTTGGTTCTAGAAGATGGTGTCATACCAAACTCGGTCAAGAATTTATGCATGAGGTTCAAAGCCTGGTTGGATATGGTGCATGCGGGATTGGCTGTGATGTTACCCTGGACATTTTCATACGTCACGCCATCCTGATCGAACTTCTCCTCTGCTTCCATCCATCGCTCATAGCTCTGACAATACGCGGCAAGGGCCATTGTATCCATCTCAGACATCAAGCCAAGGCGGTCAAGGATAATGGTAATGCGGTTCCACTCTTCAAGCGCATGTCCTTTCAATAGCTTAGGCGGTTGCGGGATGCAGAGATCCGGTTCAGGTTCGTCAGGATTCATCCTGCAAGGCTGGTCTGTCCCGCGCAAAACCTTTAATTTGCTTGGTATTTTCTTTCTTCCCGCCATAATACACTCTCAATATTACATTTTTTCAAAATTGTCAAGTTTTAGTCCTAGAAAAAGCACGGGTAAAAATCTGTTTGCGCTAAACGGTTACACAGCAAAAAGCCACAGACTTTCGCAAGTGCCCTACCTTATTGACTTTTTTTATTAAGCGTTCGCTCAACTAAACCCACTGCACTTCATCTCTGAATATCCACAGCCAGCCGTATTCATATGTACTTCCTTGTGGCAATCAACACACAACGTGATACACTCATCAATATCTGCTGACGTAATAGGAGACTCGTTCAGCGGGTATATATGGTGACAATGCAACTGTTTATTTTCGATTCTTTCACCACACTTTTGACATGTGTAGTTATCACGTTTCAGCACCATCTGTCTAAGCTGTGGCTGTACTTCACGTGATGTTGCAGGACGAAACCCTTTTGGGTATTTAATTTGATTATATATTGGACAAGCCTGTTTACATCCTTCAGAACAATATAAACGACACTCTCCTAATCCCCCATTAATTGCCTGAACTCTACCTCTAACTTCTACAGTTTTTAGTATAAATCTTTTACCACAATATGCACAAAGAACAGTCATTGATACACCGTCAGACGAAACCATAGGTGATTCATCGACTGTTAATTGATGAGCATATGTTTCATAGATTGCTTTACTATTATCGCGTTTCACGCTTGCAGCGATTATCTGTTCTTTATGATCTTTTCTGTATTTCAGTATCTTTTCTTTATTGTTTAAATCATATAATGATGCTCGTTTTTTTATATAATCCTTGTTTTTAAAAAGGTATTCTTTTCTTTCTTGTAAATGTTTCTTGTAATATTTAGCACAATTCCTATTTTCTCTATCCTTGTTTTTTCTATAATAATCTTTTCTTTTTTTACGGAGTATCTCTTTGTTATTTTTCCTGTATTCAATCGCGGCTTTTTTATCAATACAACCACGGCAACATGCCTTGCATCTACTATTTAAACCATCAACTGTTGCCTTCCTGTTTCCAAACAATTTCTCTTCTAACCACATACCACATTTAACACACTGTTTTAATCCGTTTATTCGCCTAAGAACATCTTCTTTTGTTCTAGCCCTGACCTTGACAAACCTTTCAGTTTTGATTAAATTTTTACCCATCTTAACGTACCCCCATTACGTTAAGGTTTAAACCGGATAGGCCAATACCTATCCGGTTTTTTTTATATCATGAACCAACCAATTCACGAAGTCAAGCATCGTTTTTTTTTATTTTTATACGTTCAAGCATACTTCCCTTCTTTCTGTTGTGGTGTATTTCATGGCATCCGAAACAAAGTGATTCTAAATTCCCAATATCCAACCGCAGATCAGGTCTGTCGGCAACCTCCTGCTTGTGGTGCACAACAGTTGCAATCTTGCCACAACGCTCGCATAGCGGATTCATCCGGAGCTTTAGCCGTCGGACCTTGCGCCATTCAGCATCATACCCTCGCTGATACGCTGGCTTGCGGTAGTCGAGCTTGTACCTGGCAGGACGTTTATGCAATGCGCAAAGCCCAGAACCGTCATATACAAGCTGGCGGCATCCGGGGTGGTTGCAGGTTTTTGGTGGTAGTGCTGGCATTAGCCTTCCTTTGCGGTATTGTACAGCTCCCCAGCCAAAGCCGCATAACCGCAAATGTCCACTAGGTTGTCCCGTTTATGCTGGTTTGACTGCCTGGCAACCTTCAGAAGGATCATCATCATTGCAACATCGTTCTCATCTATGGCGACTCCAAGATACTCTTCCCACATGCCGGCTATCTTTGCAAAAGATTTCTCTGCGTTACCGTACTGATCCTGTCGTTCGCCGTGGATAGTCTTATCTGCTTCTTCTAAGATGTTCATATTCGCCTCTACTTCTCGCTTGCGTCTATCCAGCAAAAACCACACCTGCTGCACGTATGCTCTACCTCAGAGTGTAAAAGATATCGGGCACGTACCTTATCCCACATACTAACATGTAG